TCAGCATTCGCACTGTGCTGATGCTTTGCGGTATGCGTTGTATAGCTTTGAAACTGCGGAGATAACATTTTGAATATATTGATAGAAGTTGGTGGCGTTAAGCTGAGTATGACCTTAGAGGAAGCTCGTGAGATTTGGGGACAATTGAATTCGATTTTTGGCCCCGAGACTTTATTAGTGCCCTACCATAGAATGCCTAATTACTGGGAGTGGCCTGTTATTACTAGTGGGGCTCAAGTTACTACTGATCTTATTTCTAGAACTGAAATGGCCCCGGCTAGTAGCGACAAATACACTGTGATACTTAAAGCGCAATCCTAGAAAAAAATAACTGTTGACATGTACGTGTAAGTAGGTTACACTTGATGGTGAAATATGGCAAAAGATGAAAATTTACCCCGATACTTCATCAAGATAGTAAGGGACGGGGCTAAGTCGAAGTACAAAAGAGGGGACTCTTGTGAAATATGTGGCAGCCAAGACGAGGTCCACTTTCATCATTTCCATACCTTAAGTGTACTTATCAATAGTTGGGTGAAAGCGAGAGGCCTAGTTTTTGAGAGCTTCGATCACGCTGTAGAATGGCGTGACAAATTTATCGCTGAACACCAGAAAGAATTATATGAAGATGCTGCTACTCTATGTAAGGAGCATCACCAAAAGTTACATTCCCTATACGGGAAGAACCCTATACTAGCTACAGCCCCGAAGCAGGCTAGATGGGTTCAAAAAATGAAAGAGAAGCATGGCAAGAAATTGGAAATTTTGGAGTAGAGAAGATGCAGTTGAAAAACTGAATCCAGCTCAAGAGGATATCGTCGGAATCTATGGCGGCGGTGATCTCACATCCAAAGAAATACCTACAGCATATACCGCCTACTACGAATATCTAGAAGTAGTAAATAGGGCAGTTAATATGATTGTAGATGACGTTAGCGAGATTCCTCTTAGCGTCGGTAGTTCTATTGCCGGAATGACCCCCATTGTTAAGGGGGTTAAGGCAAAAACCGTATTTAGGATTCTTAATAAAGAACCAAACCCCTTCCAAGATATGTCTAGTTTTAAGAGAAATCTTATTATAGACTACATATTGGATGGCAATATTTTTATTTATTTCGACGGAGCGGGACTGTACCATTTACCGGCTAATAATACAACCATAGAACCAGATGAATTAACTTATGTAAAAGGTTACAAGTTTCAGGGAACTAAGTTCTTTGACCCTACAGAAATAATACACATCAAAGAAAACAGCTTTTATTCTATTTATCGAGGTACGTCCCGCCTCCGACCAGCCCGCCGAACCATGGCCCTCCTGGCCAACATGCGGCAATTCCAGGATAACTTCTTCTCTAACGGAGCAGTACCTGGTCTTGTTATCAAGAGCCCCAACACTCTATCAGAGAAAATCAAAGAGCGTATGATTCAGTCATGGATGCAGCGATACCGCCCCAATGCTGGGGGTCGTCGCCCCGTGGTGCTTGATGGTGGGATGGAATTAGATACAATTACAGACGTTAACTTCCGTGAGATGGCTTTCGAAGATTCGATCGAAGCCTCCGAGAAAGAAATTCTAAAAGCCCTAGGTATTCCGCCCATTCTATTAGATAGCGGCAATAATGCTAATCTTCGCCCTAATCACCGCCTCTACTATTTAGAGACGGTTATTCCAATCGTTAGAAAGATGTGCTCAGCTTTTGAGCGCTTTTTTGGATACGAGATTATGGAGGATATTACTAATATTGCTGCGCTTCAACCAGAACTTAGCGAACAGGGACAATATTATCAAGCACTTGTTAATGGTGGAGTTATTACACCTAATGAGGCTCGTGACAACTTAGGATATGAGGCTATCTCCGGGGCAGATGATCTGCGTATTCCAGCTAATATTGCGGGTTCAGCAGCTGATCCATCCCAAGGTGGTCGTCCGAGCGAGGGAAATTAATGAAAAAAAGAGTCGTAGATCAAATGTCGCGCTACTTTCAGTCTAAGGGGTATATACTTAATACTGTTGAGTATATGAAGGCTAAAGATGGCCCGGTCTCTTTGCCTGCTATTAAAAGAAGCTGCGGCTCGTGGGCACGCATGGTAGCTTTGTGTAAGTCAGCACATCCGGATCGTGTTACTTTTGGTGAGCAACTTGTGGTTGTAGAAAAGCCAGTTATAGTAAAGAGAGAACCGGTTACTGCCGCCGAAGCCCTGGCAAGACTGGAGGGAACTTATGAATAAAATTTTTCACCTAGGTTCCGTCTTTAAAGCTGTAGGGGAGGATAATGATGAACTCGTTATTCACGGTATGGCTAGTACAGACGATAAGGACCGTGTAGGTGACGTTATTGTTCCAGACGCTTGGAAAAGCGGACTAAAGAACTATAAACAGAACCCAATTATACTATTCAACCATGACTACAATCGTCCTATTGGACGCGCCATGGATGTAAAACAAGTCGGCAACGGCTTGGAATTAAAAGCGAAAATATCTAAAGCAGCCGGAGATGTCATCCAGCTTATTAAAGATGGCGTACTGAGTGCGTTCTCTGTTGGCTTTATGGTAAAGGACGCTGATTATGATTCGAAAGCAGATATCTTCGTGATAAAGGAAGCAGAATTGCTAGAAGTTTCCGTAGTGTCTGTTCCAGCGAATCAAGCAGCTACATTTTCAGTGCAAAAATCCTTCGACTCAATTGAAGAGTACAAGGAATATATTAAATCGTTTAGCGTTAACCTAGCATCCGGCCAACAACTGGCTGATAAATCAGATGATGCATTAGCTGGTGAAACGCCGGAAGGCCAAAAGGCCTACTCTCAGGAGATAAATATGGATCCAAAAGACCTACAAAGCATGATTGCTGATGCAGTAAAGGGAGCAGCTAAAGAAGTAGCTACCCAAATGGCTATGCAACAAGCGGAGCAGAAGGCAGCAGAAGAAGCTGCTCGCAAGGCTGCTGAAGAAGAAGCTGCTCGCAAGGCTGCTGAAAAGACCTCTATCGTTGAGTTTGTTCGCGATGGTGCCGCTGAACTTTATGCAGACCTACAGAAGCGCTTCGAAGAAAAAGAAGCCAATCTATCCAAAATTCTGGATGAATTCCGTTCCGAAATGACTGAAAAGTCCGAAGAACTAGCACGAGTTGCTAATAGCAAGCGGGTATTTTCTGACCGTGGTTCTGAGAAGAACTTCTTCGAGACTCATGAAGCTGATCTCGTTGACGCACATATTCTTGGTCAAATTACCAAGAAAGGCTGGAATACTCGTTTCGCTAAAGAGCTTTTAGAAAAAGCTGTTAATACTAATACCGGTGTAGCGGTTCCTAGTGTTAGCGTTGAAGCGTTCGAAACCACGGTTTCTACCGCTCTAGAGCGCGATATTCAGCTAGAACTTATTCTTGACCCAATGTTCAGAAAAGTTCAAATGAACGCTGCTAGCCTGGTGATCCCAACCATGCCAGATGCTGGATACGCAGAGTTCCTAAGCGCTAATGCTGCAGGTTCTGGTTCTGGCGTTGCTTATAAGGGTAGCCTAGAAGCTCGTGGTTCTTCCCCGGCTGCTAATACCGGTATTAACCTAGGTAGTAAGATTCTGACCGTTGAGAAGATCGTTGCTAAGTCCTACATCGCTAACGAAACCGAAGAAGATGCAATTATGCCTGTTCTTCCTCTGATCCGTGAGAGCATTATACGTTCTCACGCTCGTGCGATTGAGCACTCTATTCTTCTAGCGAATACTTCTTGGGAAAATCAAGCTATTCCTGCTAACTACAGAAGTCTTATTGAACTGGCTATCGCTGATGGTAAGTCCACCAGCGAAACTGGTTCTCCAGGTGCTGGCGTTAACCAGATTACCGCAGCTGACCTACTTGGTCTGCGTAAGACCATGGGTAAGTACGGTCGTCGTCCAAGCGATGTAATCTACATCGTTTCTCTAGACGCTTACTACCAGCTGCTTGAAGATCCTGAGTTCCAGAATCTGAACGAAGTTGGTGCTCGTGCTACCAAGATCACTGGTGAAATCGGAAGCGTATTCGGTAGCCCAGTAGTTGTTTGTGACGAATTCCCAACTCCTGCTGACGGTACTCCAGCAGCGGTAGCTGTTAACCCACGTAATTTCGTAATCCCTGTTCTTCGTGGGGTTACTGTTGAGAGTGACTACAGCGTTGAAGATCAGCGCAGAGTTCTAGTGGCTACTCAGCGTCGTGGTTTTGACCGTCTGTTCGCAGATGCTGGTCAGGTTGCTGTTCGTAACTGGTAATCCAGTAATCCTAGGGGGCCTAGTGCCCCCTAGGTTTCTAGAGGGGTATTATGTCAGTAATTACATTGGATGACTATAAGGCTCATGAAGGTTTGGTCGGATCAAAAAATGACGACCAGATCGAGACTATCATTTCATCTGTAAATACCCTTGTAGAAACCTATTGTAATACAAAGTTTAAGGCTTATGTTACTAATCCTTATACTCAATATTTTGATATTCAATGGGATGCTTATTCTGTTCAACTACGTTATTGGCCAGTACTAGAGATCGTTAGTGTTGAGGAGCGAGGGTCCCCATCGGAAGCTTATACTGCTCTATACGGCACAAACGGTTCCCCGGTTGGCGCAGATTGGTACTATGATAATGTATCTGACTCTATATTTAGAATAGATACGCTTGGTGGATATTCTAATTGGCCCAAAGGTGTAGCGGCCGTTAAAGTCGTATATAGAGCTGGTTTTAGTAGTATTCCACTAGATTTAAAACTGGCCGCAGTCGATTTAACTACTTACTACTTAAAAGACGAGCATAGACAGACCAAGTCTTTAGGCACTGCCAGCACTCAGTTTCAAGTTACATCTACCATTAGGGACTCAGGATTCCCTGACCATATTCGTAGAGTGTTAGACTTATATAGACAGCCGTGAACCGTAGACCTCTTCGTCTTACAGATATTAGGAAGAAGTTATATACTTCTGCCGGCAATGCTTTAAGACAGGCAGTAAATAAGGGAGCTTTCCATAAAATAACGGTTGGTTTTACTGAAGATATACCAGCACATTGGCAGAGTACTGTTAACGCTTTCAAAGAGGCTGGAGATAAAGCCCTAGCGGAAGGTAGAAAGAGCTTCGAGACTGAAGGTAAGACTTTTCTAACTAGTACATATACAAAACTAACTGAGGGCGAAGCCAGTTACGATAGAATATACCAAACCTATACTAAGCTACTAGGCACTCAATTAGATTATGAGTTAGGGCACATTGGGACTAGTATTTTGGCAATTCGTATTGCCTCGTATCTCAAGGATGCGCGCGATCCAACTATAAAAACTCAGTTATCTAGACTACTAGCAGTAGTGACAGAGATTGATAATATGGTAGAGCCCTCGGATATGACCGAGCGGAAGTGGGCAGACATTTTAGATAGTATTAGCAGTCAAAATTTTACTGTTGATTATAAGATGATAGTTGGAGACACTACTGATCTAAGGCTAACTATGGCCTGGGAGAGTAAAGACTTTAACCAAAAGAAAGGTCGTTTGTCAAGGGCCGTATCTAATTTAGTAGATCAGGTTTTAAGTAGAGCAGAAATTGATATAGCAAAAGAGTTATATGAGAATATAGATATAACAGAAATTATCAACTCCCCAACTTTTAATGATGCCTATGAAAAGCGTATAGTATCTATATTAGACCCTAAGAAGCCAACTAAAGCTTATACGTCTAAAGGCTCTTTAAAAGGAAAGCTCGATTTAGGGCTAAAAAAGATAAACTCTAAGAAGATAAAAGCGACGAAGCTACCAGTACCCCAGAAAAAAGAAGTTAGAGAGATCGATTATTTTTCACTGATTAATATAATTAATGATAAGCTACCAGAGGTGGTAATGTATAATATGAGACCACCCGCTTTGCAGAATAGAACTGGTGGTTTTGCGGAAAGCGCAGAAGTAGTAGACGTAATTAAAACCCCAAAAGGATTTCCAAGCTTTGGGTACACCTATGATAAGACCCCGTACCAGGTATTTGAAATGGGGGTAGGTAGGGCGCCTTGGGCTACTCCTCAAAGAGATCCTAGAGCTATAATTGAAAAATCCATACGACAAATAGCTACAGGATTTATGGGCGGACGCTTCTTTTTGAGAAGGATATGAGCGAAAGAATATATACAAGTAGAAGAATGGCCATTGTTAGTGCTTTAGCCGACGTGATACGCACCATTAATGGCACCGGAAACTTTAGAAGCGACGTTTCTAAAACAGTTTCTGATAGACTACTATTTTGGGACGAGGTTAAGGACTTTCCGGCAGTTCATTTGAACGCAGGTAGTGAGACTAGGCAGTACCAAGGTGGTGGGTATAAAGATAGATTTTTGACAGTAACAATACGAATATATGTTCAAGAAGAGAACGCGACCTACGCACTTGAGAAAGTAATCGAGGACGTTGAGACTGTACTTGAGCAAAACAGTAGATTAGCTTATGTGGATCAAGATGGGGCAACTCAATATACACATCAGATAACTATAGTTCGTATTGATACTGATGAAGGAGTACTCGAACCTACTGGCGTAGGTGAAATCATATGCGAGGTTCGGTATTAATTAACTTTCTATAAGTTAAGACTTGAGCAATCAAGTTCGGAGATTTAAAACATGGCATTACAATTTACACGCAATGCAAAAGTGTATGTTGAGCTAGAGGGTAACGACACTGGAGGCTCTCCTCCAAATAACACCGTATGGGAAATTCCTGTACTTGATGGCTTCTCTTTCTCTCAATCAATGAATAGTTCTGAAATAACTATTAACGAAGCTGGTTTTGCCAGCCGAAGGGCCAGATTACTTTTCAATGACTCCTTAGCACCAGTAGAGTGGAGTTTTAGTACATATGTGCGTCCTTTCCTATCTGCTGGATCTGGGGCTGGAAATTATACTGGTGCAAACGTACATGCAGTAGAAGAGCCTCTATGGGCAATGTTAATGGGTGCGGATACAGCTACTGCTGGAGGAGTATACTCCAACTCTTTAGCTACTGCTTCTCCAGCAACGATTAACACCACCTCTGGTACAAGCGCTACGTTTAATTTTGGCTCTTCTAACGTATCTTCGTTTACTAGACGTTGGAATATCTACATCAGCTTCGAAGAGTCTGGCAATACCCAAGTATACCAACTTTCAGAAGCAGTATGTAATTCTGCAACTATCGACTTTGATATTGAGGGTATTGCTACAATTCAGTGGAGTGGTTTTGCTAAGCAAATCGTAGACCAGGGATCTTCTATTCCTACAAGAGATATCTATGAGAAGATAACAGATACTAATACGTTTATTCGTAACAGACTATCCACCTTAGTAGTACAAAGACTTGATAGCCCTGCTCAGACGTACAATATTGTGCTAACTGGTGGATCTATCACCTTTGAAAACAATATTAGCTATCTGACACCTGAAGAGCTAGGAAAAGTTAACCAACCTTTTGCTAACATCACGGGGCCTAGAGCAATTTCTGGTAACGTAACCTGTTATCTAGATACCGGAGCTCAAGCTTCCGGAAGATCTGGTGAATTGCTGGCCGACCTAGCAGCCGATGTGACAACTGTTAGGAACGTATTTAACGTTGAGGTTAGATTAGGCGGGGCTACAGCAAGCACTCCTAGACTATACTTTACACTACCAACAGCTCACGTAGAAGTACCGCAAATCGGGGTTGAGGACCTTCTAACTTTAGATATCGCTTTCCATGGACAAGTATCCAATGGAAACGTTGATAGCATGAATGAAGCTACATTAACGTATTACGGCGTATAATTTTAGCTGATTTTAAGGGGGCTTCGGCCCCCTTTTTCATGTGCCAAAAAATAATTCTTGACACCTTGGTCTTAGTAGTATATACTGGGAATAATTGTGGGGATACTCTCAAATTATTACGGAGAACTAGGTGGCTTTTGAATTTTTACGACATGGCAAAGTTTATTTTGAAGATACAGCAGCCACTGGTACTTACTATTTACTTCATGTAGGACAAGACATAACGTTCTCTCAAACTTTTAAGCAAGAGGGTATACCTAAAAAGACACTTCATGCGCAGACTGATTTATTTGATGGGTCCAGAATCCACTCAGCTAATCCAGCAGATGTATCTTTTACACTATTATTAATTGATGAAGCCGTTAAACATCAACATATACCACTTGATTTTCTAATTGGGTACTCGGGGAATACTTTACGCACATTTAACTTATATTTTATTAATGAAAGTGTTAGCCCAGAAGTGCAATATAGATTAGAAAACTGTGTGTTTACAAATGGAACATTTAATATACCAAGAGCGGGGTTTCTTACAGTCTCTCTAACCGCTCAAGGAACCAGACTAGTTCGCTCTACCGGAGCATTTAATCTAGTCGACGCAGGCTATGTAGAGAGCACAGCGCTATCCTTCGGCGTATCTAAGGAAGTTTCTGTCTCTGTAGACAATAATGCACTTGATAATATACTGGGTGTATCTTTAGAGCTACAGAACAATATAGAGTGGGTAGAGAAAGCAACAATCCATGCAACACAGAATGCTGTAGGAGCTGGAACGTCGGTTTATCCATCTAATTTTGTTCTTAATAGCCGAGTTTTAGCAGGTTCCATACAACAGTATATAGACCAAGGTAGGACTCAGTCTTATTCTAATCTATTGACATGGAAGGAGAATGTACCGATACGAATTCGTGCGGGGCTGTCTGCTTCAAATTATCAACTAGATGTGAATATGACTGGTTGCTCTTTTACTAATAGACCTGCGCCTGGGGAAGTGTTTTCTCAAGCGTATGACTTTAGGCTAATGAGCAACCCTGCCGATTTAAGTACATTTTTTGTTTATTAGGAGAATATATGAAACTTACCGATTTGATGGTCGATGTCAAAACAGCTTGGATTGACTTTCCGGGCTGCCCTGGTTTTGAAGTAGAGATTGCTAATCTATCTCGAAAAGAACTTATGAATCTACGAAAGAAGTGTTTAGTACAGAAGCTAGACCGTAAAACTCGTGCTATGATTGAAGAGCTGGACGAAGAGAAATTTGCTCGTGAGTTCGGTGCCGCTACTATTAAGAACTGGAGAGGGCTAAAGCTTAAGTTCCTGGAGGACTTGCTACTAGTTGACCTTTCAAAAGTAGAGGATCTTGAAGCCGAGCTACCATACTCCCAAGAAACTGCAGAACAATTAGTTAAGAACTCTACTGAGTTCGACTCCTGGCTTAACGAGGTAGTCTTTGACCTAGCAAACTTTCGTACAAAGCGAGACTGAGGAACTATTTGAACGTATAGAGACCTGGCACTCTAACACTTCTATAGGTATGACAAAAGAGAAATACCTAGAGATTCAAGATCAGTTAAACATAGAACCAGATCCAGAAAAATGTCCTCCCGGATTAGATGATTTCCCAGACATTTTTATAGATGCTTTAAATATATTTAATTTACTCGGGGATAGAGTATATCCCGAAATAGGATACGTTGGAAAGGACTACACTAACTTATCCTTATTATGTGAATTATACAACATAGATAATAAAGAATTATTATTTCTTATATTATCAAAGCTTGATGCCCATGTTATTAAGACTTCTCAAGAGAAGCTAAAGCGTGAGTACGACAAGGTAAAGAGCAAATCGCGTGGCAAATAATCGTATTATTGTAGAGATTGTTGCAGAAGGAAAAGGATTCAAGCTAGTCCAAAAGGAGGCTGAGGCAGTAGCAGATCAAATTGATCGTACTACTAAAGCCAGGGATGGGGCAGCTGCTTCTCAGCATGGTTACAATAAAAGAGAAAAGAGCATATATCAAGGTAACCTAGCTTCTGCTAAGTCCTTCTCTAAAATGCAACAGTCTATAGGCTCCGGTTCCTCGGGGCTGGTAGCTGCTTATGCTACACTAGCTGCGAACGTATTCGCGGCTACCGCTGCCTTTACAGCCCTTCGTAATGCGGCTCGCTTCGAACAGCTTACCCAAAGCTTAGAGTACATGGGAGCTGCCGCTGGCAAGAACCTTGATACTCTTACTAACAAACTACAAGAGGCTACCGGATATGCTATCAGCATGGAGGAATCCATGCGAGCCGCTTCTCTTGGTACCTCTGCTGGTTTCTCTGGAGACCAATTACAACAACTAGCCACCGTAGCAAAAGGAGCCTCGGCCGCCTTGGGGCGCGACCTTCCAGATGCTTATGACCGCTTAATTCGTGGTGCCGCAAAACTAGAACCTGAAATTCTCGACGAACTTGGTATCATCGTGCGTATTGATGATGCCACAAATGCCTACGCCCAGAGCATAGGAAAAAATGTTCGAGAACTTAGCCAGATGGAGCGGACACAAGCATTCCTTAACTCTATTCTGGAGCAAGGGGCCAAAAAGTATGGTGATATTGCTGAAGCAGTAGACTCTAATCCATATGAGAAGCTTTTAGCGACTATAAATAATCTAATTAGAAGCACAACAATAATTCTTAGCGACTGGCTACAACTAGACGATATAGCTCTAAAGTTATCAGATAGTATAATGCTATTAGCGGGAGCCTTTACACTTGTGGGCTCCAGAATCGCTAAACAGATGCTACCTTCTGTAGCTGAGGCCTCTTCTAGATTAGCGGAATTGTCCAAAGCCCGAAAAGAAGCTGCTGCGTCCTCCCTACAAAATATTAATACTGCTGGTCTATCTAAAGGCTTCGTAGCCGCTCTAACCTCTGCCAAAGAAGGTGCCTTAACTGTTGAGTTATTTAATAAAGGCATAGTAAGCGCCAATAGATCTATTGCTTCATATGAGAGATCACTATCTAATGTAATAGCTACTTCTGGGCTATTTAGTCGCGCTACTTGGGAAAAATATAAAGCTATTCAAGCGGTAAAATCTGCTAAGCTAGAGCTAATTCGTGTACAACAACTAGAGCTTCAGTCTATGGCTCAACAAAATGTTGCTCACGCCATCGATTTACTTAACCAGGGTAGAACAGTTCTATCTATTAAGGCTCTGATCACTGCAATCAGAACGTACAGAGCAGAAATGCTAGCCACTGTAGCTACCGCAGGATTATTTGCTAAAGCTCTAACTAGTATTAAAATAGCCGCCCTAGCTACTTCCAGCGCGTTACGTTGGGTTGGAGCAGGCCTGATGAAAGTTCTAGGCCCAGTTGGGTTAGCGCTTAGCTTACTGCCA